GAGAGAGATGAACATCTTCGCAATTGAGTATGATCCGGAACGCAAGAACCCGTTCCCTGAAGCAGTCGAGTCTGCAGTATCGCAATGCGATAAGCACGTGGTCAAGATGCCGTTGGAGTCTTGCCAGATGTTGTGTACTGCACATAGAATTTTAGACGGTGACGAAGGTAACGAAGATCTGTACAAGATCGCACATCCTCGACACCCATCTACCTTGTGGACTATGGAGTCCATGGGTAACTACAACTGGCACTATGCACACTGGATTGCATTGTGCGAAGAGTATACCTACCGATATGGTAAGGTACACAAGTCCGAAGAAAAGTTCCGTGCACGTCTGTGTGTTCCACCCGTGAACATTCCGATGGGTACTATCACCCCTTTCAAACTTGCATTCAAGGATTACCCTGAGTGTATTGTTGAAGGAGATCCGGTTGCGTCCTACCGGAACTTCTACCAGACTAAACAGTCTCGTTTTGAAATGAAGTGGACTAAACGTCAACCCCCATCATGGTTTAAGGAAGCATCATGAGTAGACTTGGTTATGATCTTGCGTATGCAGGACACACACCCTTCGAGGGTGATGAAGGAATGGAATCTGCACTCTATGAGAATCTGAAAAAGTTTCGATTGAGTGGAGTCCACTATACCCCTAACATGGATCTCGCACGAGATCTTGAGAAAATTGCTCTGCAGTCATTCTCTGTTAAGGATTTTGAAAATAAAGTACACGAGTACTTGACAAGTTAAGGATAATCATATATAATGGATAAAAGATTGCGATTTCAAATGATTCGTAGTGCGGTAGAGAAATCTAATGCAAAACGAAGACAGAAGCGTCTTAACATTGAATTGGAGAAAGAACTCCAACAAATTGAGGATAGTTTATGTACACCGAAAAAGAATTTCAAGAAGCTTTAGAAAAGACTAAAGCGGTTCTGAAAGATACCTATGTCCAGAACATTATCTACATTCAAGAACGAATGAAGGATAATGCTCCGGAAGAGGAATTGAAGAATATCGAAGAGTTGATCATTGCGAATGAGCGTATGATCGTCTACTACGATGAGGGTGACCAGTGGGTCAAAGAACTTCATGCAGATGCTCAAGCTAAAGGAGAAGATAATGGAACAAGTGATGGACTCGGAGATGACTCCGGAGATGATGAAGGCGAAGTCGCTAGAATCGAAGAGGCAAGGAATTCTTGAAGCACTCCAAGACGGGATCGTAGATCTTCAGTTTAAGAAAGTCAACGGAGACTTACGCAATATGCGTGGGACTCGTAAGTTTGATCTAATCCCTGAAGAGAAACATCCTAAGACCGAAGACAAACGTGAACAGAACGAAACCATCGTTGTTCTGTTTGATCTTGAGGTCAACGACTGGAGATCGTTTCGAGTCGAAAATTTAGTGGAGTATCGGTGTGAGTCATGGGTTTAAAGAAAACTCCTACCTTGCGTAAAAAACGCAAACCAATGAGTGATGAACAACGTGCGGCGGCAAGTGACAGACTTGCCAAAGCACGACTCGCTCGTGGACATGACGGTTCAAAGTCAGTTCATCCTATTCTTAGGGAGATGGACGAAGATCATCCCCTACACTGGAAAAAGGTGAAGGGATGGATCAAAGAAGTTGGTGAAGAACTTCGTGCTAAGAAACAACAGCGCCTTTCCAAAGATTCGAAGGAGAGGTTGGAATATCAGATATTAGAAGTCTATCTTTCTAATATGAAACGTTACCTTGAGAGTAGTATTTGGTTAGACCATCGTTATGGTAGACACAGAGAGGGTAAGATGAATACCTTTGTGTACACCATGGCTTACGATGCGAATGGTCGCCCCAAAAGAACTATAGGTCATTTCTACTCTGACTGTGGCGAGTACACAAAGGAGATGAAAGAACATGACGATAGAGTTTACGCTTCCGAACCAAAAGGAAACCCCCGAACAGGAGGAGAACTTTATGAACCGGAAGAGGTTCTCGAAGATGGTGGAGATGACTGTCAGACGTAGCGGTCTGAGTTATATAGATACCATTGTTCACTTATGTGAAGAGAACAAAATGGAAGTTGAGGATGTTAAGAAGTATCTTACACCCTCAATTGTGGAACGTCTAGAGAGTGAAGCAATGTCGCTAAATTTTCTAGAAAAACAAAATACGCTTGACATTTGAGTATAAATAAGTTATACTGATTATGTTGAAGTGAAAATACGCTGAAAACAATTGTAAATAAACTGCATATACTGCACATACTGGAGAAAAAATATGTCTTTTGCTAACCTAAAAAGTCGGTCTGCCGACATCTCAAAATTGGTCAACGCTGCACAAGAAGCGTCTGGTCAGAAACAACAAACCAATAAGTACGTAGACGAACGTCAGTGGAAACCAACCGTCGATGAAAGCGGTAATGGTTATGCTGTTATTCGTTTCCTTCCTGCAGTGGAAGGTATGGAAACCCCATGGGTACGTTATTGGGATCATGGATTCAAAGGCCCTCAAGGTCAGTGGTACATTGAGAAATCTTTGACTACCATTGGTCAGAAGGATCCTGTATCCGAACTCAACTCACGTCTATGGAACACAGGACTCGAAGAAGATAAGGAAACTGCTCGTAAGCAGAAGCGTAGGTTACACTACGTGTCCAACATCCTTGTTGTGAACGATCCTGCTAACCCTGCCAATAACGGTAAAGTCTTCTACTATGAATTTGGTAAGAAGATTTTTGATAAGATCATGGATCTTATGCAACCACAATTTCCGGGCGAAGAACCCATCAATCCATTCGACTTTTGGAATGGTGCAGACTTCGAACTGAAGATCCGTAACGTTGCCGGTTATCGTAACTACGATAAATCGGAGTTCAAATCTACTTCTGCATTGTTCGATGCGGATGAGACTAAACTCGAAGCAACGTACAATCAACAGTACGATCTGAATGAGTTCATCGATCCTGCAAACTTCAAGTCATACGCTGATCTGGAAGCACGTCTTGGTCTAGTACTAGGTACTGCGGTAGGATCTAATGTGACTGCGAAGAATGAGTCTTTGACTCAGACTGCAGAGTCAAGTGTAGGTAAATCTGCACCTGAACCTGAAATTGTTGCCGCCCCTGAACCTTCAGTTGGAGCAACAGATGATGAAGAGGACACTCTGTCCTACTTCGCTAAAATGGCCCAAGAAGACTAAGGAGATACACTATGTTTAATTGGCTTAAGAAAATCTTTGCTCCTATCTCAGCAGAGGGTGACTTCGGGAAAACTATCTTTGATGACGTTTCCGAACCAACCCACACTGCCGAGTCTCTAGGAAAACTCACCAAGGCACAACTTGAGGAGTTGGGTAGAGAGAACGGAGTAGAGTTGGATAGACGTAAGAAGAAAGCAACCCTGATTGAAGAGTTGCTAACTGTTCTTTAACCGAAAGATCCACCTAAACCCCAAGACCTGTCATTCGTATCTACGGTTGGCAGGTTTTGGTCTATTATGGCTGCAGTATTTGAATTGTTTGTAGTCGTACTTGTCTGATTTGGTGCACTCACCACAACATTCATTCCTGAAGAAGCTGCCTGAGCATTCGTTCTAGACATCTGATCTAAGTCTTGACCCCTAGTGTTTTTTGCCGCCTCAAGTCGATCCATCTCTGCAAAGAACTCATCATTGTCCTTCTGCAGTTTTGCGGCAATCATTGGATCCGCTTCAAAGACAGTCTGTCTTCTTGACTCTCCTGTTACCGGATCAATAAACTCTTCACCGTAGATATCCCTAGTACCTGCAATCGCAGTACTGGCGGGCCTATCCATAGAAGCGGGTCTTCTACGTTCGATGTATTCAAAACCATCTTCATCTACCCCACGAATTTCTTGTGGTTCTTCTGATCTGGATATTGGATTTTGTGTCTCAGTAGCAGGTACGTCTGCAACTACAGGTTCAGGTGGAGCAGGTGGTGATTCATTTGCCCATTCATAAAGAGCGTCCGGTACTAGATTTGCTACAAGACTATCTGGGTCTGGTAACAGACCTACTAATAGACTTTTAATTTTTGCCCCTGCCATACTTGCAAAGTCACCCGCAATCTGAAGACCGTCTTTGATGGCACCTATTGGATCTTCGAAGAAACTTAACAATGCATTTGCCAATCTGGTCGGTAGTTCCTTTACGAACTGGATCAGACTATCAAACATGTCTGTGAAACTAAATGATCCTAGTGCTTCTTCTGCATCTGTTGCACCAAACAAACCTAACAATGAACCGACAGCAGACTTAGTTAAATCAAGAAGAGTAGTTACTATCTTATAGGGTAGGGTGTACACAAACTCAAAAATAGAACCCAAGTCTACACCATCTTCGAAAGGTTTCATAATACTGTCAATGGCATTTCTGAAAGTGTATATGAACCCATCTGTCAATCTTGAAGTGAATTCCATAAAGGAGTCTGCGAAACTGAACGAGTCAAGTAAGTTAGCAAAGTTCTCAAACCCTAGTTTTTTGGCGACCCAAGAGATACCAGATTTGAGTAGATCAATCGGTACTAGAATAAGACCTTTAATAAGTCCTGCGATTGCACCGATTGCACCAGAAAGAATTTTATCGAATGCACCAACTCTGCCTTCCATATTGTCTCTTGCGCCCTTGAAGGAATCGATCAAACCCATTACTACAGTAAGAGGGAATGCAACGAATCGTCCAATCACTTTGAACGCACTAAAGAAAGATTTCATGGTCTTAGCAATTTTACTGGTGCTTTCACCTACACCCCTAACACCATTTATAAAATTCTTGAATGGTGTGGTTATTTTACTGATCAGTCCGCTAAGTGCAGATGCTTCTTTTGGAGAAGGTAGTCCGACTACTGCCCTTTGGATGTTGGCTATGAACTTACCAAAATCCTTGAATGGTTTGGCGATCTTCTCAATACCTAACTTACCAAGATCCTTTACTATATTACCAATCATACCTGCATAGGAACGAATTTTCTGGAAAAAAAGTATGACCTTTTGTAATCTCTTCGATTCTTTTATAGCACGTTTAGTAGCTTTTTCTAGATCATCAAATCTATCTGCCATTCTGCGGAAGAATTCTGTAGTTCGACCTAATGTTTTATAGGTTTCTCCTTTGAGGAACTTAGAAGTTCCACGCTTCTTGAATACATCGGCTATTGCACGGAAAGGAGCAAGGAAACGTTTTGTAACTAAATTGAGTATCCGACCAAATCCTTGAACTAGACCTGTAGCAAATCCTGCAACTGCCGCACCGATACCTGCAAGGATTTGTAG